CGAAAGAGATGCCTTCTATCTACTGTCCCTACCGGCTACCAAGGCAGTCTACTGCTTTGACACCAGAGGCGCCCTTCAGGATGGGGCATCAAGGGTAACGATCTGGGACTCTATGGAACCAAAAGCCTTCTGTGTCAATAGTTCTAAGGAACTCTTGGTAGGGAGGCCGGGGTACATTGGTAAGTATTCTGGATACTTGGACGATACTGCCACTTATCGTCTACAGTACTATACAAATTACTTTGACTTTGGCAGCCCAACAGCCTTAAAACTCATTAAAAAGATAGGATTTGTGGTTATTGGCGGTTCTGGAGACTCCGTAGCCATTAAATGGGGGTTTGACTACGAAGAAACTTATCAAAGTACAACAAAAATACTTGACACCGGGTCAGTTTCTGAGTATAATATTGCAGAATACAACATAGCAAAATATTCAACTGGTGTTGTTTTAGACCAGTTTCAGGTTAACGCTACTGGAAGCGGTACAGTGCTACAACTTGCTTTAGAAGCAACAATAGATGGTGGTCCTCTTTCTATCCAGAAAATCGATGTTTATGTCGCACAAGGAAAAACAGTATGAGTAACTATACAAAAGCAACTAACTTTGCAATTAAAGACGGCCTTACCACTGGTGATCCAGCCAAGGTTGTTAAGGGTACTGAGATTGATACAGAATTTACTGCCATTGCGTCTGCTATATCATCTAAGTCAGATAGCAATAGTCCCACATTTACAGGCACTCCAGCAGCGCCAACAGCCTCAGCAGGCACCAATACTACACAAATTGCTACCACAGCATTTGTAGCTGCTGCTGTTTCATTGTCTATACCTAGTGGCGGTATTATTATCTGGTCTGGTGCAGCTAATGCTATTCCTTCTGGTTGGTATCTATGTAACGGTTCTAATAGCACACCTGACCTAAGAAACAGATTTGTTATCGGTGCTGGCTCTACATACAGCGTAGCTGCTACTGGTGGTTCTAAAGACGCTATTGTTGTATCACACACCCACACAGCCACATCCACGGTAACTGATCCAGGTCACTTACATACGATTGGGACTGCGGATGGTAACTTTGCGGCTCCTTCTACTTATCCTGCAAAACGGCAAGACGTAGCAACCGCAGATGGCTCATACAACTCAGGTTCACAAACAACTGGAATTACAGTAGCCACAACTAACGCATCTACTGGTTCTTCAGGTACTGATGCTAATCTGCCCCCATACTATGCACTTTGCTACATTATGAAAGCATAATGAATAACGAACAAATAAAAGAATACCTAACTAAGTCTAAAGATACCAGAATACGATTAGACAACTTAGTTGAAAATGAGCATGGTTTTATGTCTTGGACGGAGCACGATGATGCTTTAGTTGCTCTGCAAGTTTATGGTGATGGGCATTATTGGAATATCTATCTCAATGAACTAGCAAAGCAGTTAGGCTACAAGAAAATACTCATGGGCACCAAGCGTAATTACAAAGCATTTGAGAAGAAGTTTGGATTTAAACTAACTGGTTATATTTTAGAAAAAGAGGTAATCTAAATGAGTAACGCAATAGGTAGCGTAATTGGATCAGCCATAGGCGCACGGGCTACAAGAAAGGCAGCGGCAGAACAAGCAGCCGCAAGTAGGTACGCAGCCGATGCTCAAGAACGTGCTGCTCAATTAGCAGCCGAAGAAGCTAGATTTAGACCTGTAGGTATATCTACTAGGTTCGGGCAATCACAGTTCCAGTTTGGCCCTGAAGGCCGTCTTAGTGGCGCTAGTTACACCACATCGCCAGAGATACAGGCACTTCAACAAAGACTATCTTCCCTGTATGGAGACAGTCTAGGGCTTGCAGAGCAGGCTGTAGCACCTTCTCAGACCTTGTTTGGTCTTGGTCAGCAATACCTAGCAACGACACCAGAGCAGGCTCGTAACCAGTATCTGCAAGAACAGTATGCAATGCTTGACCCTATCCGTCAACGAGAAGAAGCAAGATTGGGCGCTTCTGTGTTTGGTCGTGGTCGTGCAGGCCTCAGTGTTGGCGATGTAGGCCAGCCTGAGTTGGCTGCATTGGCTACAGCAAGACGCACACAAGACCTGCAACTGGCTGCACAGGCAGAGCAGGAAGCAAGGAATCGTATTGCTTACGGCACTGGCTTATTTGGTGAGGCTGGTAGATTACAGGCATCAGCATTGGCACCGTTCCAGACTCAGTTTGGTGTATCTCAGTTGCTTGAGCAGGCAGGTCAACAGCCTCTGGACATCGGTGCTCAGTTGGGTGGTAGAGCAGCTACTGCAGGAGCTACTGCTGGAGAAGCCCTTCTACGTGGGGGCATGGCAGGGGCACAGACCAGACTTGGTGGTCAGTTATCGCAGATTGGTACTAGGAATCTTGCTAGTCAAAACCTAATGAAAGACTTTTTTGGAAGTCTAGGATTTGGTCAACAACAGCAACCAGCACCGCAGTCTACTGCTACTCCCTATTATCCAATGGGTACCGGCAGTGGTGGCGGCTTCGGCTACAACCCCGACATTGACACATCAGGTGGTTATTACGGATCATCTTCAGGCTTTGAAGACATGAGTGGCGGTTACAGCCCTTACTAAAGGAAATATAAATGGCAGAGCAAACATTATTTGGTTCTTATAATCCTCAGTTGATACAGCAGGCTATTGAGGCTGAACGTGAGCGTGGATTATTAGAGCAGGCTAAGTTAACCCCACAGCAGATTATTAATCTCGGTGCTGCCAGATCAGGCCAGCAAATGGGTCAGGCCTTGGGTGGTGTTGTCAATACTTTATTTGGACTTCCTTCGGTGCAGGACCCAAGACTACAGCAGGCTCAGTTGGGTCAGCAGGCCTACCAAGAAGCCTTAGATGCCTCAGGTAACGATGCTTCTTCACCAGCATTTTTTAAGCAGTTGTCTTCCTCTGCGGCTAAGTTGGGTGTGCCTACATTGGCTCAACAGGCTGCTCAACAGGCTGCTAGGTTAGAGTCTGAACAAGCCCTAAGAGTACAGAGATTAGCGTCAGCACAAGCATCATTAAGAGAGAAACCTGTTGCTGATGGAAGCAAAGAATATCAAAAGTATAAAGAACTAAAAGCATTAGGCATGAGTGATCCTGAGGCTCGTAATGCTGCTTATGGTATTAAACCTGCTGCTGCCGGTGAAGAAGGTCCTAAAGTTGGCTTCAGCAAAACAGGCGTTTACACTAATCAATTTGGTGAGGTTATTCCTGCTACTGAGATGAGTAAGCAAAGGACTGGCTTCCAATCAGCAGAGGACTTATTAAATAAACTAAATAAAATTACAGATGAGGACATTAAACAGTCTGAGTCTATTATTGATTACACGCAGGGAGAAACTAGAAAAACAATTGGTGGTAAATTTGCTTCTAAGACATTAGATGCCCAAACTAAGATTGCCGCAGGCCAACTTCTTCAACAGATTGAGGCATTACCACCAGGATCTGCTTCAGATGCTGATATGAGAGCAGCATCAAGGGCATTCCCCGGATATGGAGATGCTACTGCACTTCGTAATTGGGTTAACAGAACTAAAGCAGACTTAAATGAATCATTATCTAGGCAGTCAGAAAGATATGGTTTTTCACAGAAAGTAAGAGCAACTGCTCCAGTAGGTACTGGTAAACAAAACTCAAAGGCTTCAGCAAAACCAGTAGGCCTTTCAGATGCAGAGTGGAATGCAATGACACCGGCAGAAAAGGAACTGTTTAAATGACCTTAGAACAACAACAGGCATTAGCCCGTGCCCGTGCTCGACTTAGGGTGCAACAGCAAGAGGTAGAACCACAGCCAAGTTATGAAGGCTTCTTTGAAACAGGCGTTCCATCAGAAGAGCCTGCACAGATAGGAACTTTTGGAAAGATTGTAAAAGGTGCCTTTGTTGATCCCTTTGAGGCCATTACTCAGATTGTAGGCGGTGAAGAGGGCAGGCGTGGTGTTGCTGAACGTGAGGCATCCTATCAAGCAAGACGACAACGAATGGGCGAAGAAGGTATTGAAGGTGCTCGTTTATTTGGTAATGTACTTAGTCCTATTGCTAACATACCTGTTTTAGGTGTAGCACAACGAGCAGCACAGGCAACTACCCTTGGTGGTCGTGTAGCCGCTGGTGCCGGTGCAGGTGCTGCTGGTACGTTGTTGCAGCCTGTATCAGAGGCTCCTAGTGCCTTTGGAGACTTTGCTGCTGAGAAGGTTGAGCAGTTAGGGTTGGGTGCTGTCCTAGGCGGCTTCATACAGGGCGGTGTTGAGACCATTAAAGGTGGTTCTAAGTTCTTAGTAGACCTGTCTAAGCCAATGACTAAGAACGGTCAAAAGAAGATTATACAAGAATACTTTGATGATCTTGCTGGCCCAGATAAGGCAAAGTTTATAACAGCACTAAACAAAGCAGATGAACTTGTTGAAGGCAGTAGACCAACAGCAGCGCAGGCTTTAGCAGAGGTTCCAGAGGCAGTTAATCTATTATCAGCACAAGCCAGGATTGCTCGTACTCCAGAAGGTGCTCCTATCTTTGCTCGTAGAGAGGCAGAGCAACAAGCAGCAAGGTTAGCAGAATTACAGACCGTTGGGGGCACAGAGGCTGACTTGTTAGCAGCGCAGGCTGCAAGAACAGGGGCTACTGCTCCGTTGCGTGAGGAGGCCCTAGCGCAGGCTAACATTGCTGGCGAACTGCTTCCAAGATTTGAGGCAGATATTGCCGCAAGAGAAGCAAGCCGCATTCGTGCACTACAAGAACAGGCACAATTCCAAACAACAGCAGCACAGCAAGGTGTGTTAGCACAACAGCCATTTACTCCTGTTGCTGGATTGCCTAGAGTTTCTAGCCGTTATAGCCCCAGTATTGACCGTGCCGTTGAAGCAATTGATGCTGCTAAAGATGCCGGTAATATAGTTGCTCAAAGGGCAGCAGAACGTGACTCTAAAATTATTCAGGCCCAGAGTCTAGCAGATGAGGGGTTTTTTCCTCTTCGTGTGAACAACATTGTAGATAATATAGATAAGATCCGTGTTGCTCCTGGTCAGAGATCATCAGAGGTTGTCCAGAAAACCTTTGATTCGTTACGTCAGAAACTTACAGACCCTACTTATGTCAAGCCTAACGGAATTATTGATTCAAGAGATTTGTACACAATCCGTAAAGAGATTGGCAACGACATTCAGAAGTTTGCACAAGAGGCTCAGAATTGGGATGCAAAGTTAACAGCCGGTCTTGAAAAGAATATCAAAACTTACATCGATAACTCTATTGAGTCTGCCGGCGGTGTACGTTGGAAAGAGTACCTAGATAACTTTTCTAAGTATTCTACCAAGATTAACCAGATGCAGATTGGACAGGCTCTTGAGCAGAAACTTAATTCTGCCTTAGACGTAGAAAGAGCAGGTGCTTTTGCTCAAGCAGTGCGTGAAGCAGCCTCTACTATCAAACGTGCTTCTGGTGGTGCTAGGTTTGAGAAGTTAGAGGAAGTAATGACACCAAAGCAGGTAGCCTCTATCAACGCTGTTCTAGCAGATTTACAAAGGTCATCTACAGCCTCTAAACTTGCAGAACGTGCCCGTGTAGCTAGCATTGAAGCAGGCGAAGCCGAATTACCGCAGTTATTAAGCAGAACTGCTGCAATCGCAAACGCTATCCTTAGGGCAGTTAAGAGGAATGCTATTCCTGAGATGAATCGTGAAATGGCAAGACTGTTTGCTGAACCAAAGGCACTAGCGGCATTTATGTCTTCTATGCCAAAGAGTAGGGTTAAAGACTTTGTTAATGGTTTATACCCTAACTTAACACCACAAAACAGAGCAGTATTAGATAATATCATTGAAATCCAAGGCCCAGTAAGAGCACTGACGGCAGAGGATTAACATGAGCGAACCAGTCACTCAAGTTGCCAAGGCTGCGGTCGCTGGCATCAAAGAGGCTTTGGCTGTTGGCAAGGAACTGGAGTCAGTCACTAAGGACATCCAAGACCTTGGCAAGGCTGATGTGCAGGCCAGAGCCGCTTTCCGCAAGAAGCAACTAAACAGGCCCAAAGATACCTCTGTGTTCTCTGCCGTTGAGGAATGGCGTGGGTTATACG